TACAAATAGTTTTAACAAAACAATTAAATTTTTAAAAGAAAACCCAGACATAAGATTAACACAGGTACAAAAAGATAACCTGTATTATAATCTTGGTGTTTTAAAAAGAGTTTCAGCAGAAAAGAAAAAATTAGAAAAAGGTATTATTGATGAAGGTAAAAAACCAGAAGAAATTTACAACAAAGATTATGTTGACAATAAACCTATAGAAGATCTGTCTCTTGAAGAAGCGTTTGAAAGATTTTTTAGAAACACAGAAAAAGCAAAGAAAAAAATGGATGAAATTAAAAAAGACCAAGAAAGTATCTTTTTATCTTATGATGAAATACCACAAGAAAGAAAAGATCATCTAGCTCGATTGTATTACGGTAAAGGATACAAAGAAGGATCTGCAACTTGGCGAGGATTAGGTAGTTATAATTTACCAAAACTACACGAAGAAGGAATTATTAAAATGGATGAAACTTTATATCAAAATTTAAAACAAGGTAAACATCAGTGGGGCGGTGGTAAATATTTTGCACCAGACCCTGTAAGAATTTGGCGTTACCACTTTGGTGATAATGTTTTTGAAAAGATGAAGAACTGGGATTACAACAACAATGAGTCTGTATTTGATTGGTTAAAACGAAACAATATACAACCCATCAAACGAGAAGGACCGACAGAAGCTTTGGACTACATGCATCCTGTTGAAATAAAAGCAGAACTTGCTGATGAGATAGATGTGTTTAACAGATACAAAAATCCAAACGATGAAGCAAGCCGGGGTTACTACGGTGTTGACAATCCAGAAATGAGAATGGAAAGAATCGTGTACCATGGTGAAAATATATCTGCATTAGAAAAAGCATTGCAAAGAATATCTGTTGATGATTATAAACAATATATAAAAGATAAACCTAAAGTAGTAACAGAAGGTAAGGTCTTACCATTTAAAGATTTAAACGCAGAAGGAGGCATCGTTGGCTTACACATTTGATCCGATAACAAATACATTGATCGATGACGAAGACACGAGTCTTGGTAATAAGTTTGCGTTAAACGATGATGAGTTTCAAAAACTTTTAGACATACCTGGTGTATTTAAGGCAAGTGAAGCACCACAACCACCAGAAAGACCGGACGTTAAAGAGATAGAAATGTTTAACAGATTTAATCGAGAATACCCTGAGAAAAAAGCAGAGGGTGGTAGAATTAATCAGAACATGGGAACAAACGTTAAAACCCTTAATCCTTTGTTTCCAGAACAAAATGTTAATTTTATGTCTCAAGAATTTAAACCAATTGATGTTCCTGGTGGTATTGTTCTCCCAGCAGGATTAACTCTTGGTGGTCTAAGATTAAAAGATATATTTTTTAGTAAAGATAAAGATAAAGATCAAAAAGATATTATTCCTTCTGATGATAAAACTCCAGATCAACAGCCGCCGGAAGGACCAGATTTTACAGAATTAAGTTTAGAATTATTAAAAGAATCTGTAAAAAATAGAGAATATGACAAAGAAGGATTTTTTGAAAATATAAATAAATATTCTTTAGATAATCACGCGGGTAATTTAAAAAAAGCTATTTCTGAATTAACAGGTTCTACAGGTAAAGAATTAAATAATGTTTATCAACAAATAACACAAGCTGGTGAAAGAAAAGGTTTTACGTTTGATAGAGCAGGAAAAGCTTTAACATCAAATATTCCAAAAATAAATAATCCAATTGATCTTAATGTTTTAACTAACACTTTAAAAAGAGATCCAACCTCTATTGATAGTAGAATTAAAGAATTAAAACTTGATAAAAATAAAATTTATAACAGATTAGAATTACAAGATATTCTTGGTCTTGATACAACTAATAGAAGAAAAAATAATTTTTTCTTTGAAATATTAAAAGATCAAGGTTTAGTAGCTTCAGAATTACCTGGTGGTAAAATAGGTTATAAAATTAACGATGTTGTTAAAACAATAAAAGATTATTCTACAAATAAATTAACTAATTACGAAGCTAGATCTACAAGTGAAAATTTAAGACAAACTTCTAAAGATAAAATGAAATACAGACTTCAAACAGACAAGGGCTTAGTTAACTTTATGTATGACTTAAATAAAAACATGCGTAAAAATTTACTCCCTTTTAAAGATGAAAGAGCTTACATACCAAACTCTACGGCAGAGGCAGGACATAATCCTGTTCCTGTTAATTTTATTAAAGATGTAAAATTTTTAAAAAATAAAGATATTAAAAATAAATTATTTAGTATTCAAAACATGACTTGGCAATTTTCTGAAGTCAATAGAGATTTGTTAAGAGACACGCAAGGGGGACTGTTAACTCATTTACAAACACTAGATAAATATTTTGGTAAAACTAAAACAGAAAAAAACGCAGCAGAAATAGATAAAGCAGCAGAGGGCATAGTAAAATATTTTGAATCATTACCAGGTAAATTAAAAAATATTAAAGATGAACTTTATGATGGCAACTTTGTTGAAGAAAATACTTTTGGAAAACTTGTGTTTAACAACCCAAAAATAGGTGAAAAAATTACAGCAGATAATTTTAATATAGATATGTCTGAGGTCGATCCTAGATTTATTATGGGTAATGTTGATTTAATTAATCCAAATGCAATTAAATATGATGATTTAAACGACAAAGAAAAAATAGAATTTGGTCAAAGAGTTTTAGATCAAAAGATAGAACAATTAACTTCATTTTATACATCTGCTGGTTTTGATGAGGATATAATTAATGAAATTACAGAGGCATTACAATTTGGTTCATACCGATCAGAAAAAGCGTCAGTACCAACTATTGGAATAGCAGAAAAAAAAGGTGTTGGTTTTAAATCAGGGGGTGGTGTTAATATTACTCCACTACCAAGAACTGACTTTGGCAACGGCGGTGCAGTAGGGGCCGATGACAACTTTGCAGCAGAGCTAGAATATTTACTTACAAACGAGAACGCAGAAATACCACAGTTGTCCACGTACAAAGAAACAGCTAACCCGATTGAATTAATTAATGACATAATTGATCCACGAAACATTCCATACTATGCAGATGTGCTTCTTAGATCTGGTATTCGTATTGGTGAGTTTGGTGCAAGAATATTACCAGCAACAGGAAAATTAATTAATGACTTATTAACAAAACCTGCGTTTAAAAAAATTGAAGGAACCGGGTCAGGATACATTCAAGACTATGATGAGTTAATACCTTATTTTCCATCAAGTATTGAGGGCACAGGAATATTCACAGAGTTTTTAAACAACATAACTCCAACAGCAATAGAAAAAAAAGTGGGACTTGATAAATTAATTAAAGAAGAAGAACAAAAACAAAAAGACAGAGGATCAACAGTTGGTCCTAAAGTTTTAGCAGATACTGTAGGTCTTGGTGCAGAAGTAGTAGCTCCAATATTTCCTGGTCTTAAATTAATACAAGCATATGCTCGAGCTAAAAATTTACCTGTAGATAGAACTACAGAAAAACTTTTAATAAAAGAAGTTGATCAAACTTTAGCCAATAGAGGAATGACCAGAAGAGAATTTTTAGCTGCCTCAGGAGCAACAGTAAGTTTAGCTGTTGCTAAAATGTTAGGGTTTGGAGATGAGTTTGCAAGAACAGCTAAGGTTACAGAAAAAGTTGCTGAGAAAGCTGTAACGACAGGTGGTGGTGTGCCTCCATATTTTTTCCAACTAGTAGAAAAAATTAAAAGAAACGGTAAAAAATTAGAACCAGAATACGATCCAAGAGTCGAGAACAACATGACTTATGGTGGTTATGACATGAGAGAAAATATGTCAACAGGTGAAATAACTATTACGAAATCAACAGAAGGTGAATTTGCGGGGCCTAATGATAAAATGTATAGTGGTGTCATGTCTGATGAATTAATTACATACAGACCAGGTGAACCTGTCCTAGGAAAAGATGGTAAATATTATGTATCAAAAGATGAATATGAAGAGTTTACAGCAAGACCTGACGGAGACGGAAAAATGAAAGATACGGAACCTGGTTTAGATTCTATTGAAGACATTATAGAACTACTTGGTCCAAATAAATTAAAAATATCTGAATTAGAAAATGCTGGCTATAACGTTGATGCTTTCCCAGACAATATTAAACAATTACTGATAAATGACATTAAAAAAATTGACTAGAACAGTGCCTCCTAAAAGAGGGCCTAATCCACAGGGCTTGAATGTTCCCTTAAAACAGGTTAAGATAACAACTCCGGAGAATATAAATGGCAGATATAGACAAAACGTTACCAAACGTAAAAACATCAATAGAGGTTAACCCTCAAGAAGAAATAGAAATTGAACAGGAAAAAGCCGTAGAAGCACAAGATCCTGGTGTAGATGTAACACCACTAGAAGATGGAAGTGTCGAAGTAAATTTTGATCCAAGTAAAGTAAACATAGAAGGTCAACCAGGGCACTTTGATAATTTAGCAGAATTATTACCAGAAGAAGTTTTAAAACCAATTGGATTAGAACTAGTTGGCAATTACAAAGAATATAAAACATCTAGAAAAGACTGGGAGCAATCATACATACAAGGTTTAGATCTGTTAGGATTTAAATACGAAAATAGAACAGAACCTTTTCAAGGAGCTAGTGGTGCAACACACCCTGTTCTTGCAGAAGCTGTTACTCAGTTTCAAGCTGGCGCATACAAAGAATTATTACCAGCAGAAGGTCCTGTTAGAACTCAAATAGTAGGTAAACCAGATCCTGCAAAAGAAGCACAGTCACAACGTGTAAAAGATTACATGAACTACGAGTTGATGGAGAAGATGGAAGAGTATGAACCAGAGTTTGATCAAATGTTATTTCATTTACCACTTGCAGGTTCTACATTTAAAAAAGTTTATTATGATGATTTGTTGGGAAGAGCGGTAAGTAAATTTATACCTGCCGAGGATTTAATTGTTCCGTATACGGCTACCTCATTAGACGATGCGGAGACAATTATCCATACAATAAAAATTTCTGAAAATGATTTACGAAAACAACAAGTGGGTGGTTTTTATTCTGATGTAGAACTTGGACCACCAGGTGTAAATCAAAATGATGAACTAACTAAAAAAGAACGAGAACTTTCTGGAACTAAAAAAACTGGAAAGCAAGAAGATATTTATACATTACTTGAGTGTCATGTTAATTTAGATTTAGAGGGTTTTGAAGATAAAGACGATGAATTAAATCCAACAGGAATAAAATTACCTTACATAGTTACAGTAGAAGAAGCTAGTCAACAAGTTTTATCTATTAGACGTAACTACGAACCAACTGATCCAAAGAGAAATAAAATCCATTATTTTGTCCATTTCAAATTTCTGCCGGGTCTAGGATTTTATGGCTTTGGATTAATTCACATGATTGGCGGATTGAGTAGAACCGCAACGGCTGCTCTCCGTCAATTATTAGACGCAGGAACTTTATCTAATTTACCTGCTGGTTTTAAACAAAGAGGTATTCGAGTTAGAGATGAAGCATCACCATTACAACCAGGTGAGTTTAGAGATGTAGATGCACCAGGTGGTAATCTTAGAGATGCATTTATGCCTTTACCGTATAAAGAACCATCACCAACATTATTACAATTAATGGGTGTTGTAGTTGGCGCCGGACAAAGATTTGCAGCAATCGCTGACATGCAAGTAGGAGATGGTAATCAACAAGCCGCAGTTGGAACTACAGTTGCATTGTTAGAACGTGGATCAAGAGTAATGTCTGCAATACACAAAAGATTATACTCTGCAATGAGAACAGAATTTAAATTACTTGCAAAAGTATTTAGAACTTATTTACCACCAGTTTATCCATATGATGTAATAGGTGGTCAAAGAGAAATAAAACAAATGGATTTTGATGACAGAGTCGACATTTTACCTGTCGCAGATCCAAATATTTTTTCAATGGCACAAAGAATTACAATGGCACAAACAGAATTGCAACTTGCAACATCTAATCCACAAATACATAATTTATATTTTGCGTATAGACAAATGTATGAAGCACTTGGAATAAAAAATATTGATGCAGTATTGCCTCCGCCAGCACCAATGCAACCAATGGATCCCGCGTTAGAGCATATTAATGCGTTAGGTATGAAACCTTTTCAAGCTTTTCGTGGTCAAGACCACAGAGCGCATGTTACATCGCACTTAAATTTTATGTCAACTAACATGGTAAGAAATAATCCACCAGTTATGGCTGCAATTCAAAAAAATATTCTTGAACATATCAGTTTAATGGCTCAAGAACAGGTAGAATTAGAGTTTAAAGACATTTTAGAACAAGCACAACAGCTACAAATGATGGCTCAACAAGATCCAATGGCAGCACAACAGCTACAAAAGATCTCTCAAGACATGGAATCAAGAAAATCTGTGTTGATTGCAGAACTAACGGCTGATTTTGCTAAAGAAGAAAAGGAAATTACGTC